CACAAAAATGCATATAACATGCTCATGACATGGGCATCGAATTATAAAACTATCATTGTTCTTAAGGGCGGAAATAACCAAGCTCTGTATGATTTGACTGATGAGTTAGGTCCATTGGCAGAAGAAATTGGTTTGCCTATGACTAGCTTTTTTGAAGACGAAGAAAGTTTGAATGGTGCATTGACTTGCGTTGGCATTATTGTTCCTGCGAACATTTATGAGTATGATCCTGATGATTATCGCGGTGCAGCACTTACTGAAGCAGAACTCAAGCTGTTCAACATTATTGATAGTCGGGAACTAGCATGAGCGATTACTGGACAAAGAATGGTATTACAAAGCCGCAAAGCATTATTGTTTGCGCTGCATGCTTGATGCAAAATGGCAGCAATCAATACATGATGGTTGGCCCCAGGCATTGGGATAGTACAATGCGGAATCAATTACTAGACACTAGAATACCAGATGATGGCGAACTGACTCAAGGTGAACAAGGATTCATTGACCAATTTGGTGATTTCTATAATCGAGTGGATGCTCTTGCTATTGTAAAGGCAAGTGGTCAGCCATTTAATGCAGAACGAAACGGTTCTGATGAAGAATTATTCAGTGAAGGGTTATACTGATGTGGATTTCAGATAAAGACTTTTATGGTGCTATGGCAATCGTCGGCTTGATAGGCTGGGGTGTTATTGAAGCACTAGTGTGGTTATTCAGTCACATACATATAGGGTGGACATGGTGAGAGTACATCAATGAGCATGATTACTGTTGTTACTACTGAAAAACTGTTTGCTGGATATTGTTTTCAAATGGTATGGGTGCCAGCAATACCAGAAAACAGACAAGCTGATGTTGATCAGGACGATGCATATTGCGAAGAGTGCGAGATTGATCGGCCTTACTGTTTGTGTTCACAGGAGCAATGGGTATGATGCACAATGCAGAAAGTTTGACAATGGAAGCATTTTATGCGGATCATATCAGGAAATTGAGAGAAGCACTATTCCTGGTTGCTATGTATCCAAATTTTATTAGTCCTGGTGCGAATGAAGAAACAATACGAAAGATTGCAAGAGAGGCACTGAAATGAAAATCAAGACAATTAAAAAATTGGGTTTTGTGTTATTGTGTATTTGTTATTTTTGGGCCATATTTTATGGTTATCATCTTTGGCCGTGTATAGAAATTGGTGAGCCATCTGAAACATGGAGATGGTGGTTCCTTCCAAGACTAGTGACTGAAATAATTTCTTTCTTATTTTTGTTTGCCTGTACTGCAGCGGAAATAGAATCATGAAATTAGTAAGAGCATATAAAGTTGATGATATATGGGATGCTGATAAAGGTGATGTGAATGATCGCATCGTTGGTATTGTATATCGAGACAATTTTGATAGACGAAGCACGATGTTTGTTACTACTGGCACACATTCTGGTGCACAGGTTGTGATTGATTTGATAAATGGAGTAGGTGAAGGTGAACTTTGATTCAGTAGAAGACTATTGGACATTTACGCGGTGGCTCGACAGAAGAGTCACTCTAGCAAAGTTGCGTGAAGAACTTTCTGATATTGTGGAAAACGATTTTGAGCATTTGATGAGCAAATTAGAACATTTGATGTTCATTAATTGCCTGGATGTATTCCAATTATCACTCGAACTTACTACAGATGAGATGTGTAAGTTCATTCAGCTTTCATATGACAAGTGGTATTCAATGAGAACACCTGTAAATAAACCAATATAATGGCGAAGTGGTGTGATAGTGTCAGGAGACATGTATTATGAATGAAATTCTATTTTATGACAGACCAGATTTGGTAAAACGCATTGCAGATGCTCTTAAGCAACCTGTAGGTGCCATGCACAAAGATGCTGTTGTGTATTGGGCTGCATCAGAAGTTCGTGGCGTGCAGTTGCCGCCGCCTATAATCATTAATGGGAATGTAGTAAGAATATCTGAAATCGATGCTGATGAAAAGATAATTTCCGTCATCTGTCAGCAAGTAAGGCGCAATTGCTTATTGATGTTGTGGTCATATTCCATCAGAGAGTACGAAGATCATTCTAGAATTACTGTACGTGGGGATTGGAGTCAACTTCCGGCGAGCACATAAATAAATCTACGAGGTGCTTATGTCAGAACGAATTCTAGCCGAATGGCTTCATCAATGCAGTATCGAAAAAGTCAAAGTACCAAAGAATTACAAACCAAATACAATTACCGGCCGTGACTATATGCAAGACTACACTGAATTGGGTGGTCTTGGAATTGTAGTTCGCGAATATGAAAAGTTCAAAGGTGGTCATAGTACAACATGAAAACATTTAATGAATTCATCGAATCAGGTGAAGTTGCTCAAGCAAAAACTACTGTTGATGTTATCTGTGTTGGAGATATATACCCAGGACGAAATGTTGAAAGTAAAGCATACTTTGGATATGGTTATCCGTTTGCAAAAATTGGTGATCATCTTACCTGTGATGTACTTTGTGGGAATTTAGAAGGAGTTGTTTCTGATTTGTATGGTACTCAAATCCGCCTCAAGACTACTCCTCGACTAAGTATGAGCAAATCCTGGCTCCCTGAATTGAAAAAATTAGGATTCTCTATTGTCAATGTGGCCAATAACCACTTCAATGACTATGGTAATGCCGGTGCAGTAAACACTATCAAAGAACTTACTGATAATGGAATCGTCGCAGTTGGTGGAGAACACCAGATTTGGATACATGAACAAAATGGCATTGATATAGGATTTCTTGGGTGCATTGACGATGAAATGTTTTCAAAGAAGCATGAAGGATTGATGAAAACCAGCAAAATCGAATCAGAAATTCATGAATTGAAAATGGATTGTGATCATGTTATTGTGAATATACACATGGGCACAGAATATGCGGATAAAGCAAATCAGAAACAAATGGACCTGGCTCATCGTTGTATCGATCATGGTGCAGCTGCTGTTATTATGCACCATGCCCATGTGATACAAGAAATTGAACATTACAATGGTGGGTTTATTGCGTACGGCACCGGAAACTGGATTTTTGATCAGGACCAACCAGGAACACAACAAGGTTTATCAGTCAAGATGACATTTGAAAAATCTGGATTGAAAATAGTACAAACAAGCAAACATAACATAAATGACTATGTGATTGAGTATGATCCATGGCAAGTAGAGGTGGCAAGATGATAGTAAAAAGATTTTTAATAACATGGGCCGATGGAAAATGGGATCATGAGGATTCACTACAAGAAGCAGTGAAACGAATTGGCGATGATGATGCCACCATTGAAGACATTACGGATGGTGTTGTGTACACAAGAAAAGATTTTAACGAAATTACCAGCTACCTCCTGCTTTCATAATTTAGGATACTACTAATGAACCCGATTGAATACGCATTTATGAAACTGGCTGAGCTATTCGGTTATAGCCAAATAGAACTCGAAGATGAACTCACAGAAGAGTGTTATTTTTTGTCTGAAGATGACATCCTTGAATTGATTCTTACTGTAGTGCACAATGCCAATGCAGTTCTGAAGAAAATCAATGGTGAGAAGCACGAAGAACTGGCTGATATGGAGCCTAATCGCAGAGCAGGCATGAAAGCAGCTATCAAGAATGCTCTCACAACTGATACAACTCCTGAGCAAAGCCATATCAATTGGTTGGCAGCACAAGAGGCATTGGGATATAAATATGGTACTGAAATTGATAGAGTGAATCTGCTGCATCCGTGTATGGTCCCATACGAGCAGTTGCCGGCTGAACAAAAACTTAAAGATGACATGTTTGTTGCGATAATTAAATCATTCAAAGAAAAAATCCCACGATGACGCAAGGAGGCACCGATGCCAGAAGTATACCTATCAGAACGAAAACTAAAAGAGAATTATACTTCATTAAAGACATCGTTACCTAATTGCAAACTCTACTATGCCTGTAAGACAAACAGTGACCTAAATGTGATCCGCATTCTTAATGAGTGCGGATCTTTTTTTGATGTGGCCACGAATGGTGAAATAGATATTCTGAATTCTCTTGGAATAACTCTAAATTCATTCAATTCTATTCATACTCACCCGATAAAATCTATTGATTCAATTGATTATGCCATCCAGAAGGGCATAAACACATTTGTGGTGGATAATGAATGGGAAGTCCACAAGCTTATCGGTAAAAAATGTGATGTTCTGATTCGTATATCATTTCCTAATCCAAATGTAAAAGTAGATCTGTCTAGCAAATTTGGAGTGTCTATTGGTAAATTCATGGACCTCTACAATACCTGTGTTGACAATGGTGTATTAGTCCGCGGAATATCATTCCATGTTGGAAGTAACTGCGGAACTAGTGATCAGCATGTTAACGCAATCAAACAATGCCTACCATACATGCAGAGCTTATGTCTGAGGACTCTAGACATCGGTGGTGGATTTCCTTGCTTTGACGGTGTGTCTATAAAGGGTAATATCGAAACCTTCTGTAGGCCCATAGAGGAGGTTCTAGAGGGTGCGCCATTCGAGATCATTGCGGAGCCAGGAAGATATATTGTAGCAAGTGCAATGTACATGTATGCAACGGTCATCGGAAAATCTATACGAGGGGACACAATCTGGTATTATTTGGATACTTCGGTATATGGAATGTGCAGCGGAATTTTAGGCGATCATGCAGAATATAATCTAGAAGCTCAACCAGATCGTGTAGATAACGTTCAATTCAAGACTGTATTTGGAGGTTGTAGCTGTGATTCAATAGACGTCATAGCAAAATATGATTTGTATCCTGAATTATTGATCGGAGACAAAGTATTGATCAGAGACATTGGAGCATATAGTAATGCAACTGCTACAACATTCAATGGTATTCCTCTTCCTGTCATAGAGGTCATATAATGTTTAGCATATTCAATATCTATTGTATAATGGCGCTATCGACGTTTATCTTTTTGTTCTGCTTCAAAGACAGTGACTACAAATTGCCACTGAGCAGAGAGATAATTTACGTCATAGTGATGGCATTATTATGGCCGATGTGGTTATACATTAAGTTCGTTGACAAGACGTAACGCGCATTTATCAAAATGTCTACCTAGCATTGCGGGGCCTTTGCCAACCTTGGCACAATGAGGACAAGTATATGTCTTTATTGCTCTATTCTTTGCCTTGACAGACATTTTCTTTTTAGATTCGGCTGAATGTTTCTTTCCATGCATTGAATTATTAGTTCCAGAATTTGATATGGACATTTTTAATTTTGCAGCTGCAGAAACGGTTTTTCCTTTATGAGAAAGACCGATTTTGATCCTTGTTTCATCTGTACAGATTCTTTTCCTGCGTGCTATTGATAGCTTTTCTTTAGTTTCATCAGACACTATTCTATCAGACATTATCATTGACAATGAGTGTCTAACATATAAAAAGCTTTTGCTGGTATATCTTTGAGATGTTTTACTCTGGCACATTCTATTCCAGGCGAGAATCATTGTATTAGTTTTATAAATTCTGTACAACATCCAATGAAGCAGAAAGTGAACTCTAGCTGGAACTCTCACTAAGTTCTCTTCTGTATCTAGACCGCCCATTGATTTTGGGATGATATGATGAGATTCAGTATAAAGCTCCTTAGACTTCTTTAGGTCCAGGTTTTTATAATGTTTAACAATTTGATTATATTTGTTATAATACTTTTGAGAATAAATAATCATGGCTATGACCTGTAAGAGAGGGAGTAGAGGTAGCGGATGGTGGTACATCGCGGCTACCATTATATTTATATGCAATTGAGGTAATAAAAATGTCGTGCAAAGATTGTGGATTCGTTTTCCCTAATGAGAAAGAAGAGACTGAAGCTGGTGAAACATCAGATCATTTGCTTCATCTGAAATACACTACATGGTATGGCGCGTGCCCGAAGTGCACACCAAAGAAACTGGCTGGATTGATTGAAGCAATGCAAGAAGCTCGTATCGATGCGGGCCGCGAGTTTGAAGTCTTGATGGCACCAAAAAGAAAGGCCTTCATTGACAAAAAATCAGCCAAGCATGAGAAGAAAATCCTGAAGTTGTACAATTCAAAGCGCCCTGCAAGTGTTGAGGAAAAAACTAGTGTTGCCGGAATATGAGTTATCTGATCACGAAATACTAGTCAAAGCGATTCATACATTTGGTATAGCTGGGCAGGTTGATATAGCTATTGAGGAAATGGCTGAATTGACCACTGCTCTGATTCAACATAGACGTGGCCGCGGGTTTTGTGAGGATGTCATCGCTGAAATAGCAGATGCACAAATAATGTTAGAACAGCTGGCCATCTATTTTGGCACGCAGCTTGTTGCTGAACACAAGAAATCAAAAATAGATAGGTTGAGAAACTACTTCAATACTGGAGATTATATAAGATGATCACAATGGTTCCAATGAATGACTCAAAAAGAGATTCATATGTTGTTATGAATGGCATTGGCCATGCAATGTATTCAACAGACAATCCAGTTGACATGCAAGAGTGGTATGATCAGAACTACAGATCGCCATTGGCCTGGTCATACTCATACGCGTATTACAACAAAGACGGCCAAGCATTCCAGGTAACTATCACACCATCTAAGTGAGGATTTATGTCACCGAAGGAAATGAAAGCACTGTCATTTGATTTTATCAAAGAGCTAGAGAAGCGTCTCATTGCAGATGGGTACACTGAAGGCTGTGTTGAGATTCTGCAAACACAGCCCAACAGCCATATTCTGAAAGTGGTTGACGAGGTTTTTGAACTGCTGAACACCGGTGACTATGCTAACTGGCAATATCTAGGAAAAATGAAAGCATGAAAGAATATCAACTTGACCTGTTTGACGAAAATCCATTGCCTTGTCCGTTTTGCGGAAAGCATCCAGACATCAAATTCGATGTATTATTGGGCATATTTCGAACTCAATGTTGTGATATGACAATAACTGGCATAATCCGCGGAACCTCTGACGACAAAGCCTTTATCAGAAAATGGAACAACAGAGTATGAACATAATGGAACTGATTAAAGCGGCGAAAGAGTTTAAACTTACCCCTGAATATATAGAGAGTATGCGAGAACGTGCCAGAGAGGCTGAAAAGAGATTTGAACAGGAATCTTGGGATAGACGGGTGACACAAGAAATGCTTAACAGGTCATACAGCATATGAAATTAGAAGAATTGAAAGTTGAGATAAAGAAAGACTTGCACATCGATCAGTTACATCTTGCAGATGCTGCAGCAAACAACTCTTTGTTGCATCATAAGTATAATTGCATGCTAGTAGATCTAAGATTACAATATAAAAAAGAATGGATAGGGTTTCAAAGATCAAAAAAGAATTCATACAGATACTATTCCGGGTATGACATGACATGTCCTCCGGAAACATTAGATTCTCGTGGAGTAAAAATACACGTCGAAGGTGATGATGATGTATTAGAAATACAAAAAAGAATGTGTGTACTAGAAGAAAAAATAAAATTTTTAGAAGACACTTGCCAAAGTTTTGTATCCAGGGGATTTAACATTCGTAACATGATTGAAATAAAGAAATTCAACGCAGGATTATGATTTCATTCTGCAATTACCAAAATGCCAATAATTCATATACCATTATATTTATATCAATTACATAAAAATTGATCCGGCGTATAAATAATCAAATCAACCACTAAACGGATTTACCCATGCAAGATCCATTATTTTTTCTTGATACAGCCTCGCTTGGCGTCCTAATTTCGTGTCAGTATTATATGATCAAGGCTTCAATTAGTGCATACAAACACATAAAAGATCCGACCTTTGGCCGGTGCATCAAGAACTTTATTTCTTGGGTTGCTATTGGTTCTTTTGCAGGAGCATGGCTAATGGTTAGCCATTTTGTTCTCAGATGACTGTAATAGATGCCAAGCATCAATTTCTTAAGCGAAGAAATTACGTAATTGCAGCTTTAATGGCAAAATATGATGCCGATTCTAGTGTATTAGATTATGATATTGATTATTGTGGTAACGAAATTGAAGAAAGATACGAGGTAGTTGTGAAATACAACACACCTATTGATTTTATTGAACTTGATTACGTTATCGTGACATCAGACTACTAAGCACGAGCTCACTGTTGTTCTAAGACGATAAACAGCCAAAACTCTCAGGCCTTTATATCCAAGATCTAATGAATTCCTCACACCAGCACTTCTTACGAGCAAATAAGGCTCGTACATTGTGCCCGCCACATCATCAACATTAGTAATTACTGATGAACAATTGATTACTACTTCCTTGCCATTCTGAATAAAATCACCATCAGAAAAAGTTCTGCATACAATAAAACCATTTGGCAGCAAATCAGATCCGAACATAACTGCTTCTGCATCTTTTGAATTCAATTTCTTGGCGAATGTTGGTGATATTGAATAGTTGCCTGAGGTCTTATCAAGTACCAACTTCACTTTCTTCTGGGCCACTAGATCATCTATCACTTTCCGAGCCTTGCCACCGAGAATTGAGTCAGCTGATGCCCAGTTGCCTGCTTTGTCATTTTTCAGTGATATTGGGAATTCATTGCCATTCTTGTCAGTGAGAATGAAGTCTGCTTTCTTGTTGCCTGCAGTGATATTAGAAACATCACTAACTCCTACGATGTCCTCTAGGACCTTCTCTTTGGAGGGCGATACGAACCTTAGGGTTACGGGGGTGGAATTAGCCAGAAGGCCACTCAGACGCGATATGATATACTTCTCATTATCTATTCCTGGAGAAACTCCAGGAACCATGGATTCTGCTAAGAATTCCTTGAATGATTTCATTTAGATACCAACTTTTTCCAATTCACTATTCCATACTTCTTCTGCATAGGTCCACAGGATTTTAGTGAGCTTTGGATCTGTGATCTTGTGTGACTTGTTCACTGAATTGATGAAATTGGTGTGATATTTTGCAATTGAACCATCGGATGGATAATTCCTAGAGCTTTTCACTAATAGGTTTGCCCAATGCTTTGCATCAGCTCTGACGTCATCCAAAAGCATCCCATTAGAATCAGTAGAAGCATATGACAAAAGCTCTTTTGGCTCTTTGATAAATGCTTCTGTCAGATACTCTTCAAATGATTTGACCATTATAAATTACCTTTGTAATAATTTAATGCTTGGGTGTATTGATTTAATAGACATCATTATATTATTTGTTAAGTCATCATCTACATACGAGCTGACAATTTTCTTAACTGATTCTATGTTACTATATCCGTTATTAGTTAGACTGTATGCTAGACTTCTAGCTTTATATGGTTCTATGTGTTTTGTCAAAACAGATAAGTACACATCATACACCTTTTCCTGGCTTGGCTTAAATGATTTGTGCGCGCCATTTCGATTGCCACCGGGTAAATTTACCAAACGACTGTCAGAAAAAGTAGATTCCGCTAAATACTCTTCAAATGATTTCATTATGCTGCTCGCTTAATTGAGAACAATTCCTGGGCATGACCATCTTTAACATGACGAACAAACCTCACCCCAGAAGTGGTAGTGAAGTATATATCACCAGTTTTGTCATCAACCACTACTGATTTGTCATCAATGTCTTTGTACAATCTCATGTTGCCAAGATCTTTCAATGATCTAGCAGCTAGATTGAGCTCTTTAGCAGTAGCTTTGCGAAGCGTGGCCTCGAAAAAATACTCTTCGAATGTTTTCATTATGGTGTTTTTGTCCCTATTATTACGATGGAAAGACCTTCTGCGTCGGAGCCGGGGGCAGTTTTTACTGTAATTTTATCATCAGATAAACATGTCTCCATTCCAGGCGTTATAGGTGGCTGCACTGGATGAGTCGTGTTCTGCTGAGATGATAAGTTGCCAGACTCAACCCACATCAGCTCGGTTCCGACAGGTCCTCCTTGAACAAACATGAGTACATCGTTTTTTAGCAGTTCGACGTACTGAACGCTTCCGATACCATCAACGTATGCTCTAACTTCGGTTATTGTAAAGTTATATGGAAATCTGAATGTAACAGGTTGTAATCCGCCAGGGCCTGTGGCATTTGCTTCAATCACTCGGAATGTAAAACTTTCTACCCAACGAGCGCCGCGAAATCAAGAGCTCTGGCAGTTATTTGATCATTAACGGCTTTGGTAGTTGGGAATTTTATATTGTCTATCAACGCGAAATCTGTTGCCTTCAGAGCAACCCAGTTTACACCATCAGAAATAATTTCTGATCCTTGATCGGTTGCGTATGCAAGAATACCAGGGTATTCTGCCGCGGGCAATTCAGCTTCTATATTGGCCTTTGTATCAATCCTAGCATATCTAATACCTGGATCACCGCCAGGTACGTATGCACCTGGTTTAGAATATGTTCTTCCATCAATTTGCATAATGTGTCCTTATACGTTACGTGGGTTGCCGATGGCATCACCGTATGCCAATGTAAGTTTTAACAATTCGTCGATGTTCATTGGAACTTCTAACACAGACATTTTCAGCCGTTGCGTTTATTCCCTATGGCGTCGCCGTATGCAAGTGTAAGTTTTAACAATTCATTAATATCCATAGGCACTTCTAATACAGACATTTTCAGGTTAGGATCACTCAACATCGCACAAGAAAACCGGTGATGTCCATCGAGAATAAATCCTTCTTTAGAGATAATCAATGTCAATTTAGTAACTGGTGATCCCTGTTTAGCAGGGCCGAACGATGCAATCATATCAGCAGTTTTGTCAAGGAAGATTTGTTGTTGAATGGGCTTCAAATCTTTTACCGCGCGAGTAGTAATTTTGGCGTTCATTTTATCGTCGCCATCTTTACCATCTTTGAATCCTAAATGAACAAATTCACTTGGATTATCAAGAGCTTGCACATCTTTATCAGTAAGAGCATGTCCTTTGGCAAATGGTTTAAGAATATCCAGGGCGCCATCTTTCAGTAATTTCTGAAACTCATGGATCTGATTGTCGTTGATAACAGGCATATCTTTACGAGCAACACCCCAAGAATTATCTACTGCCTTACGAAGCATAGTATAGTGCTTATCAAATTCAGGAATAGTTGCGTCAAGGTCCAGATGTTTTTTGCCTAGAATGTCAGCAACAACTTCACGGGCCTTTTTGAGATCAGTCTTGTGTACTTCCACAGACCAGCCAGTCTCTCCGCCGGCTTCTGCAAGAAATTGTTCGAATGATTTGATTGAGAATGACATCATTTTCCACCTTTAGATATATGTTCTAGATAATTAATAATAGCAGCATATCCATTATCTTTGTTTTGCGTGACACCAAGTTTTGCCTTTGCATAGCTAGGAATTTTAGATTTTTCAATTCTCATAGCAATCTTTGCTTCTTCCATTGTAGGAGTATTTTTGCCAGATGCAAGATTGATTCCAAACATTGCTTCAACATTAGGAAACATTCTTCTAGAATCGCGCAACACTGACTCAGAAAATTCTTCGAATGATTTTACTGGAGCATTGATGTCACGTGATCCATGGTCCGTTGATTCATTCAGATTGTATTCAAACCAGATTTTTACAGCTGCCATACATTCATGTTCAAATTTCCATGCTGCACCGGGATCCATGTCACCTGATGTGGCGCCATATTTTTTTCCAGCTTTTGCTACAACTGCCCAAAATGCTGCTTCTGCATCTTCTGCAATGTTTTCCATATCGTTGTTTGAAGGCTTTCTCATGATCTTTTCCTTATTTTTTGTATTTATATGCTTCTGAAGCTGACATAGAAATGTTTTGATCTACTGTCTGGCCTCTAAAAGCAGGGTGGGTATGAGGGTCGTTGTCAACATAATAAATTACTAGCTTGCCAAACACATAATCAACAGATTCAATATCCTTTGGATTGACATCAAACAGTTTACCCAATTTAACGGCATCCCAAAGTTTTACATCATCAGGAACGCCTTCAAGAAATTGACTAAATGTTTTCATTTCAGATTCTCCAACTTATATAATGTGCTGTAGTATTGTCCACAGATTTCGTCAATGATGTTTTGTAAAGGACGTTCTTGGTTGGTAGCAAAATCAGATCGATTTGTCTCGATCCATTCTACTTGTTGCTTAAGTACGGCAGCAATATCACCAGTGCCAGTAGCATCGGCCAATGGAATGTTTGCAATAATACCTTTCATGCCTTGATATGTTTCTGCAAATGTGTCTGCAAAACCTACAATGGCATCATAGAATTCGTTTAGTGCAACATGTTGTGCATAACTTGTAGTCTTGAGATGAGCTCTATGAGCTAAATCTCTAGCCAAGAAAAGTAATGCTATTAAGTTGGCTGCTGTGTTGTTCATAATTAACCCGGAAAATCAACAAAAAATTCTAATACTAGGCCAGTACGGCCTGCACCAACTTCACATGATCCATTTACCATGTTTGAGTCGCTGAATGTAACTTTTGAGGCAACTCTTTTATTCAGATCATTGATGATTGCGGCTGATACTGGATATGTGCATTGTACTTTGACATTGAAAAACTCTTCGCCGTCATCTTTAGGAGAAGCAACAGTAACTTTTCCAAATTTTTCCCATGGCTTAAATGCGGCCTGGATTTTCTTTTCTTCGTCGATGAACATTCCATTGCCTGGAAAGCCTTCAGTCAGACTTATGAAAATATCGCTAATCTTATTCATTACTTATTCCCTTTGTTATAGTCAGCCATAATATCAAATAGATATTGAAAGGTTGAGACTGCTGATGAAAATTCGCCTTGCGCTTTTTTGAAGTCTTTGAATTGTCCTTTGTCCAAGGAAACTTTTGCTAATGCTTCAACTTTATTATTGAGACGCACATAGTGCATTCTCCAACTACGTTCCATATCAGCGAGCCATTCATTTGGTGCTAGACCTGCTGCCTCGTCGAGAGGCTGGATATATTCTTCGAATGTTTTCATCTTAAGTATTTACCTATAATGTCTCGCCAATTGGCGACAGCTGTGTCAAATTGAGTCAGTGCTTCTTTTCTGTTGTCTTCATCTTTCCAGATTGTTGTTAATACCTTTCTTTCTTCATCTATTGCAGACTGAAGCACTTTACCTCTAGAGTGCATATTGACCATTTTCTTGTCGAATGTATTAGACAAAATTTGAAGAACTTTGTCATTTGCAAATGTAAAATGTTTATCTTTTTCAGAATTACTTAGTGCTTCATTTGTCTGTGTATATTCTTCGAATGATTTCATCCTGCTTTCCTGTAATTGATTGCCATATTTATTAACAAAATCATGAACATATTTCTTTTCTAGTGTATATGCTTCCACTTCCCACGGTCTTTTGCGGTACGGCACTTTGTCAACATTGACTTCTTCGTCGTGCCAATACACCTTTATGCTGCCACCAACATTAGCAAATTCCAGATCACCTTTGATGATCTGGCATACATGAGCTACCTCATGGGCAATCAGTCTAATAAGTTCTGCGCCGGAGGCTGATGGAGACAAGAAAATGACATATTGCTTTTTGTCTTTAGGAACTGTCAAACCATCAGTCTGATGTAAACCGCTTTTTCTTTTAAGAACTACAGTATATCCATCAGGATTGACTCCATATTCGGACATGAAGAATTTTATCGCAGATACTTCATATGGGGTATCAGCTACAATCATTTATAATTCTTCCATACCGGCGATCAAGACCTTGTTTAATTTTTGCTCGGTGTTCATCTGATAAAGTCTTTCCTAATTTTTGTTTTGATAATTTTTTCTTTGTTTCACTAGAATGATTCCATCCAATGTTACTAAGTGCTATCTTCTTTTTAGTTTCTTCACTGTGTATTCGCCCAATTCCAGCTTTTGATATTTTTAATTTAGTTTCATCTGAATGGGTTCTTCGTTTTCCTGCCTGTGATAGTAATGATTTGCTTTCTTTTGTATGTTGTTTTCCTAAAAATAATTTATTACCTTTCATTCTAGCTGATGCAAATGATGCTGATACCTTTCTGCTATATTCAAATGATTTGCTTGTATATCGATTTGTATGATCTGGTGATATACTACACATCATATTCCATGCGCATGCCATCTCAGACGTTCTATAAATCCTATACAACATCCAATGAAGTAAAAAATGAACCCTAGCAGGAACTCTTACAAGATTGTCCTCTGTATCTGACCCACCCATACACTTTGGTAAAATGTGGTGGGATTCGGTGTAAAGATCATTTAATTTATTCAGGTCTAGATCTTTGTAATGTTTAACAATCTGTTGGTATTTGGTATAATACTTTTTAGAATAAATAATCATGCTGGTTCCTGTTATGAGGGCTAGAGGTAGCGGATATTTGCAGTATCGCGGCTACCATTTATTTATTAACCAGCCTTAATCATTACCTTTGTAGTTCTTTTTGATGTAGTCAAAGAATTCTTTTTTCTTTTCTTCTGTTTCAAAGTCTGCAGGAGACTTTACATCAAATTTCTCTAGCGCTTTATCAAAGAACTCTTGATATTTCTTTTGAGCCGGAGTTAATTCCTCTTCAAAATATGCTTGAAATGTTTTCATTTTATTTCCTTAGTTGTGGGTGTTAAATAATTCCAATATGACCGTTGTGAATGCTGTTCAAGAGCTCTATCAACTCTTTTGATTCTAATGGATTTCCTTGTGTTTGCACAGTATATGATTCACCATTAATTCTGAATTGACCATTTGCTGTATGATCCTTGTAATATCTCATCCAACCTGATACACCTGCATCACTGGCATCAAATTTCTGAATGATACCATTTGGCCTCTTGTCGATCTTTCCAACAAAGGCTTTAATTGCTTCTATTTGTGCAGCTCTTTTTGCCTTTATCTGCTTTGTATCAGCAGCTTCAGTCATGAAAAAAGCCTTGAACGATTTCACTTTAGTGTCCATGAAGCAGTCATTTGATATTTGAGTTCAGTATTGCGCTCATGATGGAAAGGAATTGAATCCAATATACTATCAACCCAAACCAACCATGCATTCTGGCCATGTGGACCATTAAGTATTTTCCATTCATCATGAAGCATGCCGATCATATGTTTTGCATCTTTGATCTGCGATACTTTATGCATCTCTTCTGGAGTAAAAGAAGGAACTTTGTATGCTTCTGTCAAGAATTCTCTGAATGTCTTCATTTAGCCTTTCCGTCTTCTAATTGAATGAGCGTGTAATCAGAATACAGATTCATATCGCCCACATCATATCTGAAAACTACCTTGGTTGGGTTGTTCTTAAATACTGCAGTGTACAATTCCTTGTTTTTTGGATCACGCACAAGCTTGAGATTATTTGCTTTGATATAGTTATCAACATCATCAACTGTAACTTCTTCCCAGGTATAACGCAAAACTGATTCATTCAGCTCAGTAGATTCGCAAGCACCAACCAATTTCTTGTTACGAATGTGCCACAAACAGCGCTGAAGTTCAGCAGGACAGCTGCAAGGATAATACAAGCCATTCAATTCATGGTGGCCAGCGAATCCCCAGAGGTTTGCTTGCGTCTCGGCTTCGGCTGCATTATCAAATGCATAACCATAACCCATTGACTCTTTTAGGAATTCGTTAAAATTCTTCATGATTTGTACCTGTAAACAGAAAAGGTTTTGCCCAGTTCTAATGGGATAGATCGTCTGGCGCTGCTACGAATACCGGCCATGTGGCGTTGTATTTCATCAGGGCTAAGATCAATTGTCTTTTTGCCAGTATGAGCAAAGTACTTTTCTAATTGATCAAATCCATAATCGTAGATTTCTTTTGATGTGCGAGAACCACGTGCTTTTACGCGATATACCCAATGCTCACCATTTTTGGCATCTTCTTTTTTAGCGTTCACAATGAATGCACGACACTCTTCTAGTGATTTGTTTACTAGAAGGGCTTTGACATCTGATATTGCTTCAGTCAAGATTTCTTGAAATGATCTCATTTAGTTTGTCCTTTGTTTATATGTTTCATAGCATCGGACAGAGCATCTGTTTTTGCAGAAGATCCTTGGCTCGAACCGTAGTAGAATGAAATAACTTGTTGAGCATTAGCGCTAACATAGCCAAGCAGAGTACCAATAAAACCGAACACTGCAGCCACTGTAGCAGGATCTTTTGGAATAATCCCACCAGTAAGAACTTCGTATGAACCGTACATTGCAAGTGAAATAACAACAGCAAATGCAGTCAGAACGACAATACCAAGTTTGAAAACGTTTTCGTTGCAACCATTAACCTTTCTAGCATCCTGGGTATCAGCCAAATAAGCTTCAGTGTGAGCATTATTCACCTTAACCAAATCGATGTCGGCTTCTTTCATTGCCAATTCAAAATCGTTGTTTGCCTGGGTAATAGCAGCAAGTTGCTCTGGATTCAGGCCTTTAGAAACCAATGCTTCAAGTTCGGCTTGTGGGGTGTTGGGCTTTCCAGTAATAGCATTAGACAATACTGATACAGCTGTGCCGGCCAATGGTCCACCAAGACCTGTGGCAATTACCGGTGCAATGTTTAGCAAGAATGTCTTTAGATCAAATTTGTCAGCCATGATGGGAATCTCCTAATGATTTATTTATATCACGGAATAGGAGAAAGATCGGATGCATTTGCGAAGTGATTAGGATCAACAGGACCAGGAGCACCGGTTACTTGATTGAATAATGAGTCAAAAAAGCTGACTGATTGAATATCATTGCTATCTATTTCTATTTTATCATCAGAAGCATGAATGCTATACAATTTGTTTTCACCAGTGCCTGTTCTGGTGATAATGTACCATGGATCAGTGAGTGCTGGAGAAACTGACATTTGAGTAATGGCAAATGCGCCAGGATATTGATAGACAACATTGTATGCCTGTTCTCGTGTAATCCAAAGATTATTCATAGTGATACCTTCTTGATTGTAAAATTGAAGTTCTCTCTTGCATAGAGACGAAGTCTGACTACCGCATGTTCGTACGCAAAGTTTCTTCTGTTTCCAATTCGCAAATCATCTATAAGATCGAACCATTGGGCCTTGGATTTTGATTCATGCTTTCTGAGAATTCTACCAATACTCTGCAAATTGATAATTTTTGATTTTACAGGATGTGCAGAAATTGCTCTGTGTAGATTATTGATCGAAACACCAGTAGACATTGTGCCGTATGATGCAACAATAATTGCACCCTTGTCATTTTCAATGATGTGACGTAATTCTTCTCTGACTGTATCCTTTACCTCACCGGCAATGTAGTGCACATTTCGGTTAGTACCAGCCACAAGGTTATTTATTAGTTTGAACAATTCCTTGCCGTGTGTTAGCTGCTTGAATAGAATGATGGTATTCATTTCAGGTGATGCAGCTGCTAACCTAGCAAGAAAACGATTTCGCTCTTTGTTTGTGATTAACCATTTGATTTCATTAGGGTAAGTCAATTTTCCTAGCTTTTTCAAATCAACCTTTGGATAGGTGAGATGAAGCGGCTTGATGTCTAATTCAGTGATCTGACCATCATTCATCAATTGCTTTGTGGTAGTTGGCTTGAATACTTGGCCATACAAACCAATCAGCTGCATCAATGACGCTTTAGCATCTTTCAATGTACCAGTCAAACCAGTTTTGTACTTGCAATCAGTCATATTTTTGTTGATAGAAGCCAATGTATTACCAGTCGCCAAATGCGTTTCGTCGCATATCAACGCGTTGAAACAAGAAAACCACTCAGGCGGTTCTTTGCAGGCAGATTGCCATGTAGATACTACAATTTTTGGTGTTTCTGTTATTCTTTCAATCTTTTTTATTTGCATTTAACATTTTTCTCAAATTTTTGATTGCGTGATCAGACAAGCCAGAAAAATCTATATTATCTAATGATTGTATATATTCTTCATTTGCATGAACAAATTCATAATTATTATCAACACACCACTGAATTGCTGCTTTGGATTTGTCTGATGACAGATCGAATAATGAATTAGGTCTTACTTCATATACAATTTTGTCAATCCTGTCAACAAAATCCAATATATAGATACGAGATTTATTCAATTTCGTATCATAATATGGAATTCTCAATTTTTCATATTGCAAATTGGTGTTAGTCGAATACAAAGCAGCTTCCCAGGAAGATCTGAATGATTTGTCTTTATATTTTGCTAAAAATCTACCATGTCTGTTATCTGAATTTGGAGTGAATTCACCTGACATTATTCGGTTTTTCATTGCTGCACTTTGTTTATTTCTAGTAACCTTGGTAGGAGTTTTTCCAAACATGGGATTCAACTCACCTAATTTGGTTTTTCTTATTTTGTCCTTTGTTTCTTCTGTACACGGTCGGTTTTTTCTACCAGATAAACTTTTTGATATTTTATCTCGTATATCTTGACTTTGAACTTTTCCTTTATTGTGAAATTTTATGTTGTCTATCATTACAGATCCTGAGCATCTAGCTGAACACAATGTAGCCATAGGGGTATTGCATTGATTTCCACAGTGAATACACATTGGCAATTCTGTAACATCATTCTCCAGGCAGTATATAATATGAGAAGTCTTTGTACAAAATGAATACTTGGATTTTATGATACTCCAAATTGGATCTTTTGATAGACGTCTAATTAACACTCGATTATCTATTGGTGATCTGTATTTGTCATTAATTATATTTACAAAATCCATAAGTAAACTCCTATACCTAGATGTATTTATAAGAGTTTTCTTATATTATCTCTTGTGGTAAGATCTTTTGCTGATTTTATTTCTCCATTGGAAAGAATCACTTTGTCTGTTTCATTTAGTGATACACAGGTATCATCATCAAATGTGATTTTTATTTTGGTGGTTTTGTAATGGTCTATGTTTCTATCAACACCACTTTTGATGCATAGAATATCATCAAAGTCAAACAACCTATAGTCAACAAGATCATCTTTCATTTGTCTGACTAGTGAAACAGTAGGCACAATGACAAGAACTTTCCCAGGATTGTGATGATCAAAAAAGTATTTTGAGAATAATCCTATCACTAAGGATTTACCAGCAGAAGTTGGTAATTGTATCAACGCTCTACGACTGTCTAGAATGCTCCGTACGGCGTCCTTTTGGTACCAATGTGGTTTTATAGGTTTGCCTTTACTAAAGATCTGGAGAGATTCTAGCCATGTCTCAAATTCGTCATTGTTAATAGAGGACGGAGGAGCAGTCTGATCCTCTACAGTGTATCCGTTTTTCTTTCCCCAATTCACTAAATTAGGCACAAGGCCAGCTGGCAGATCACCAGTGCGAGTGGCAAAAAGTCTAATGAGCCCATCCCATATTCCGCCTTTCACTTTTGGGTGATGTCGAGCATTTTCAACTTCAAAACAGAAGTAATCACCTATCTCCATTTTAATGGATGGATCAGCAATCACTCTAGCATAGGTATCATTATGGTAGGTTATAGTAATGTCGGCCGGCATTTCGTTTTCTTGCATATAAATAATTCTACAATAGTTTACTATATTTATCGAGGGTATTATGGCTACAGCAAAAGAAAAAGCAGCAAAAGAAAAAGCAGCGAAAGCAGCAGCGGCAAAGGCAGCACTAGAAACTTTGGCAGCTGATGGCATTCAGGAAAATGAAAAGGCCGAGGCTACTGAACTTGTTGCTGAGTTAGCAGATCTTGGTAAAGTGGAAGAAGTTGTTGCAACTGATGTTGAAGAAGTTGTAACTGAAGAAGATACTGATGGTGTTGCAGTCAAGGATATTCCTATGACGTCTGCACTGGATGATGTCTATGTGAATAGTGTGTACAGTGTAAGTCAAGCAGTTGCTGATGTTCTCAATGAAGGATTCTGGCAACAATCTTCTACTAAAGTAGCTGGACGTGATATTGACGTCATTGCCACAATCAAATACTGGATTCATCAAGGTCATACCAACAGAATGATTGTAGTAGTTTAATTGGTTTAATCATCACCAAATAAGAAAAGGCCCTTCGGGGCCTTTTTTGTATCTCATTGTTGACAATGTCTAGAACGGGATGCAGGAGAGCGAGTGATTAATAACCCTTTGAATTTTCCTTGCTTAATTGAACCTGATATGACATTACTTTTGTCTTTGTAAACTTCTATTGGATTTGTTCGTTTTAGAGCATCAAATAAAACATTGTGGGATATACCAAAGTCTTTGGCCCATCTATTGATGTTATCTGTGATTATATGTGTCTCTTCATTGAATGATATAAACCATTGGATGTTTGAATGATTATTTTTTGAGATTTTTTGCTTTTGTTGTTCTGTTAAAGAACGCCCAGCAAGTTTCTGTGCAGTCTTTTTATGGCCTTTGATTTCTTTTTCAGTAAAGCCAAATTCTTTGTGACGAGTCTTCATTGTATTGGAAAATGATATTCTACCGTCTTTGTGCTTTTGCGAAATTTTTAATGATTGTCTTCTTTTTAATGTTTCTTGTTCTGTTTTTTGTCGACCGGTGTGTAATTTAATCATTTTGTTTCTGTATTCAGGTGTTTTCCACTGCAATTTTAATGCGTCTGATAACCTTTTTTTGGTTTCTTCTGTATGCAGAAGTGTTCTAAAGTGGCCTCTTCCGCCTCTGGCCATATTATATCCATTTGGTATCATTGTATTATATTCTTCAATGAAATAATGTTCCATATTATGTAGTGTGTGATCTCTATCAAAAGATTGATATATAACTTCAAATGAAAATTTATCTAATCCTTCTTTAGCTATACTTCGCTCTATATACCGCTTATATAGTTTATTCGGCGCAAGAGTTCTATAAACCTTCCATCGTGTATTATAATCCTGTGAATACCCTATATACGATTTACCGGATTCTGTATTTGTTATTTTATATATTGAATAAATTTGATTCATTAAAAATTCTCCTATAATTATATTTATACTAGAAGCCTTCAAAAGTATTAGTTTTATTCAAATTAATAAAAAAGGATCATCCTTGATCCCTTTTAATCTTGCTAATTGAGAATGATTCTCAATTATAACCCTGTCACAATGAAGCGACGGAAGTATTGGTTCTGAGTCATACCACGTGCCAACGAATCGGCGAAGATCTGAGTGTTACCCGGTACAACGAATGGGTTGATGCTCAGAGCGTAACGTGTTTTGAACGCCAACACTGGTTGTAAGTTCTTTGGATCTTGACCACGAAGAGGAGTCAAAGGAACATATGGGCTGTAGTACAAACCAGCGTCCATTTCAGTAGCACCTTTGTAACCAACAACGACATAGTCGTCAACAGCGTACTGGTCGATGAACACTCTGAAACGTCCACCCAGAATACCAGCGAACACAGATGCATTCGTGTCAGTATTCATTGAACCGTTTTGCATACCTTGTGCTGCGTATGACACGAAAGTATCGGTCATTGACAATGCAGATACAACGTTACGTGTTGCAAGGATCCAGTTACCATTTCCACGACCAGTTTGACGGCCGATTTCATTGGCTTCTTTTTCGATTTGAATCAACAGAGCTTTGTACGATTCACCAGCCCAACGAGCGCCGCGAACGTCAAAGGTATTTTGGAAGTTGAACACACCGTCTGCAGTACCTAAACCAGTCACGCGTGTTTTACCGGATTTACCGATTTGCGCTTGAAGGTTGATCAGGTTAACAACTTCACGGTTCAATTCAACCATGATTTCGTTAGCTAACAAGTTGCTCAGTTCGGTGTCAGCATCAAGACCGTGAACAGCACGTAAATCTTGTGCAAGTTCAATAGAGTATTGAGCTTTCAATTGACGAGATTTTGCTTCAACACCTTGTTTGTCGATACGGAAAGACATTTCTGCCCATGGATCGTCGCCCAATGCATTACCGTTGAACCCTTGCATTACTTCCGCGATGGATGTAGCAAGACCTTCACCGATTTCCAGGATTTCACCAGCCGCGGCTGCTGCATTTACTTTTGCCATATCGTCAAGGACGGTAGTAGAGGCAATAACAGTTACGCCAGCGATTGTAGTTGAAACGATTTTGAAGAAGCGGCTAGTACCACCAACGTTACCAACAACTGCTTTATCAACAGATACCGCGTCACCACCAACCAAAGCTGTGTGAGCACCGTTACCTACTGCAATTGGAGTACCGTCAAGGTAGCCAGAACCTGAATGACCAACACGTGGTTGTTTGCCTGGTTTGAATGCTTCGTTCTCACCGTTAGCGCCGATCAGATTTGCGTTAGAACCGTAAACGGAACGAACAACAAACACTTGACCAGTAGGTTGAGTCAAAGGCTGAACACCCAGAGTATCAAAGGCCATCATCTGAGGAACGGCACGACGTACCAGACCCATAACGGTAGGACCGTGATAAACAACGTTACCGCTGTTTTGACCTGAAGCGATGTTTGTAGCGTTTCCACCAGCATCACCAGAGATTTCAGCTTCGTTGATGTCCATCCAATCAGCTGACATGATACCAGCGTTGATAAGATCTTTTTCTTGCTCTTCAAGAATACGAGCAACGATTTTTTGTTTACCGGCAGTTACGATTGCTGGAACGCCTTCGGCTTCCAACAGATCTTGCCATTTGGTTACAAGAGGATTTTGTTTCATTTGTGATACTCTCCGTTGTTTAATTTATTTATACGTGATTGATGAAAAAATTACAGGTTGCAAAGATCTTTCAGACCAGTTTTCTTGCGTTGTTGACCTTCAGGCAGAAACTCTAAGTGCGCTGGATCATCTTTGCTAACAGGTGCTGGCTTAGTTGAAACAGATTCTACAATTGTCTGAAGTTTTCTTTCGAAAGAAGAATCGTATGGAATCTCTTTAGCGAGTACGATAACTTTTTCTACTTGTGTCTTAGCAAGATCGCCGCAAGCTTCTTGAACTGCAATGGCTTTCTTCATGTTATTCAGAGTAGATTTCAGTTCCATATTTTCATGGATAGCTGCATTCAACTCTTGTGATTTTTCTGCAACAGATTCTTCAAGTTCAGCAACAACATCAACTTGATCGTCGTCCAGTTGAACATTATGCTCTGCTACCAGTGTTTTGATTCCACCAATCATTGAATCAAACATCGCAGCCTTAACACCATTAGTGATGGCCAGTTTGTTATCTTCGAAAAGCTTTTCTGTGGCATAGTCTAGGTACTGGTCCAATTTGGTTGCATATTCTTCAACCAGATATTCTGAGTACTCGTTCATTTTTTCTTGAAGTTGAGCTTTTTCTTCTTCAGCATCAGCAACAACCGCTTCATAGACACGTTCTGCAACGGTCTTAGCTTCGACTGCAACGGCAGCTTCAAAGATACTAACAAATTCGGCTTGCTTGTCAGCTGGAACATCAGTAGCTTCAAACAGACCCTGCAACATTTCATTGGTTTGTGGCATTTTAGTAATCTCCTAATTTATTTATTTATATCAACAAGTTACAAAATTATTATCAAATGCGATATTGTTTCGCTAATTTGCTAAAAACTTTATCCCAGTCCACACTTTTTGCTGCTTCAGTAGGTACGTATAAACCATTTTGGCATTCATATATACCAGACATAATTGCATCAGGAGCAGACTGATCCTGTACAACATCAAAGCCTACAGTCATTTTGTACTGAACAATTTCACTGTAGTCTTTAGATTCGTTCAAACCTTTTACTTTCTTAGGGACACCCATACCACGAGTAGAGGCTTGTACTTGCCATCCACCTTCGATGAGAGCGCGTAATTCTTTACCATTGGTAGTGTTCAACACCAACGCTTTGGCCATTACTTTATCGCCTTCCATGTACATGTCAACAATACGGTGAGAAGCCATTTTAGGATCAGCGTATGGACGTGCAGGATGATTCAATTCACCCAGGGCTTTGTTGGTAACGACGTATTTTTGTTTGTACTCTTCCATTGCTTCAGCAAGTACTTTCTTAGGGTACAGACGAAGATTGTTGTTGATAACACCAGATTGCGCGCAACAACCAACAATGTACAGATCTTGTTCTGTTTTTTCTATTCGTGATTCAAAAATGCTTTCAGCGATTTGTTCAACGATAAGTTTCATTTCAGCCATTATAGACTCCCTTTAGTTCTATTTATCACAGATCCAATAAAACACGCTTAGCAACTGATTTTTCGCGTTTCTTTATTGCATCTTTGACGGCAGCAGGATCTTTTTTTCTTGTATCCGCAGCCTTCTGAGCTATTCTTTTGCGTTCTTGTTTTGAATATGGTGAACGCTTATGAGCAGTCTTCTTTTGAGTTTCTGCATCAGTGGACTTTATGACTTCACCATCGAGTACCCTACGAACCACTTCCTCATTTATCTTTTTTTGGATTGGCAACTCTTTAGCTGGCTTCGTCTCTGCCGCTGCATCAATAACTTTCGTTTCCGGATCTTTGACTGCATTAGGATCTGCCATTTTATCAATGAATGATTTGGTTGTACGGCCCATAGTAGTTCTAAAGTCTATGTGACCGTTTTTCTTAACCCTGATTTCAGCACAAATGTCTTCTAACAAATCTTTTAGATTATTCATCATCATTCTGTTTAGAAGAATTGTATGAGGCTGCAATCTCATATTTATAATCTTCAATTTTGTTTCTCAGACGGTTCAGAACTTCGTCTTGAACAGCGCTAGAAAAATCTGCAACATTACCTGCAGCTGACAATTTTACTAATTCTGTAGTTTCCATGTGTATCAATACTCTTGTTGTTGTTTGAATCGTGGATGACCAGATCTTTGTTCTTCAAGGATCTTATCGCCTTCGTATTTAATCTCTTCATCAGTCATTTTCAATGCATGACGCATTACAAATTCATTTGACCAGAAAGATCCAATACCATCTTTCATTGATTGGGCAAGATCAATACGTCCTTGTAAGATTTCCTGTTCTTTAATTTCTTCGTAGTATGAATCAGTGTTATACGAAATACGTATATTGTTTAATTCAAACTCCCAATCTTCAATTGTACAAATTTTGCTAGCAAGAATCTGGGTCTTCAAAGGCTCTAACAAAATGTCAGAAAATTTGCGTTGCAGTTTATTTATAAACTTTCCAAAACGCATTTCTTCGCGAGTAATTTCTGAAGGCTTGCTGAAAGAGTACTTGTCGTCCTTTTCTAGATCAAATCTAGATACAGGCACATTCATAGACATGTACAGTTGTTCTCTGAAATACTTGATGTCTTCAATCTGACTCAGGTTCATAGCGCCCTGAAGTTGTTGAATCTCAGTGGCCTTGTTGCCTTCTTTACGTGGCAACCAATAATCTTCTAGCATTGATTGAGTATCATAGCCAGTTTTTACTTTACCGGTATTTGAGTCATAGATGATTTTGTTTTTGAATCTGTTCATCAATTGTTTGACGTGTTGTTCAGCCTTACCTTTAGGCAAGTTGCCGACGTCAACATAGAACACTCTACGTTCTGGTGCTCTGGCCAAACGATAAACTACTGCAGCATCTTCCAAGCTTTTCAGCTGGTTAGCAGGCTTAATCGATTTGTGCAGATACGAAATAATGTTGCCAGCTTCATCATAAAGATTGCTGTGAGAAAACACTATTGCTTGTGTTGGGATTTTGATCTCAAAGTTCTGAGCACGGTTTACATAGTATCGCGTGGATTGATAATCATCTGGTTGTGGCTTGTATACGAAATACTCTTCAAAACCGCTAACGATCTCAACTGCTTGTTTGTTTCTAGTTTTCTTGATGATACGGACTTTTTCCAAATACCTTGGATCGAGTCTACGGAGCTCAATGATTTTGCCTTTGGCATCTACAATCTTGTGAAATGCACAGCGCGAATCGATAAACCATTGACGGAAAATGTCTTCAGCTCTCCAATCAAATTTTTACATTCGAAGAATTT